TCTCCAAAACCGTAGGTTGGGGGTTTGAGTCCCTCTGCCCCTGCCAATTTGGCCCAATAGCTCAGCTGGATAGAGCACTTGACTACGAATCAAGGTGTCGGGAGTTCGAATCTCTCTTGGGTCACCACTGAATTATCCCGAATCTATCGAAGGTTCGGGATTTTTTTATTTCTACTAAAGACTGTCAGTTTTTGCTCTTTCTACCAAAATTTCTACCAAATAAAAAAGCCGTATCAACCTACATTTCTGTAAGCTGATACGGCTTTTTTTATTTAGCTATGGCCGCAGCAGCACAGATTGCGGCAATAGAAATCCACAGATTTCTCTGCCTGGTTTTAATTTGAATCTTGTGCTGTGCCTCTTTCTCTAACTCTGTCAATGATTGATTGGCTTTCTCTAATGATCTCTGAGTCTGTTCGTTCTCTTTCTTGGAGTTCTCGATTTGAGTCTTTGCTATCTGTAACTGCTTGTTCGCTTCGTTCAACTGCTCTTCCTGCCTCTGTAAGATCACTTGCCTCTCTTTGTTGTGCTGTTCGAGCGTCTGTAAGTTCTGCTCTAGTGTTGTCAGCTCGCTCTCTGATATCTGATACATCGCTTCTGCCTGCACAGAAGAACCATACAAAGCCGGAAAGCAAAAGAATGAAGATAAGAGCAGCGGCAATATAAACTTTCTGGCGATTTTCATCATTTATCATTCCATCCATCGAACCTCATTAAATCATTTGCATTGATTGTAGAAATAATCTTATCTGCATAATCCGGATCAGTCGCATAGACGGGAGCCATTGCCATGACAAAGGCTTCTACGCTCCATGTATTTTCCCATTCAGCCAATGCATCTGCATAAGCCGGTTCTTCTGTCATGAGCACGCACCAGTCTTTAATGGCATCTTCCATAGAGTCATAGTCCTGAAATTTGTCTATGATGGTTTCATACTCCCCATTGACATATTCCTGCGTTTCCTGTTCGGTATAATTTCCCCATCCGTTCCATTTCCTGCCGAAGTAATTATAGTTACCGATGCAGTACTTCCCCCATCCGCTTTCTATTGCGGCCTGGGCAATGCAGACGGAAGCGGGAAGATTGTATTCTGCGCAGATATTCCCGGCCGCGTCACCAATGAAATTAATAAATTCATCTGCTTCCATTTTTACACCCTCTTCCTCTTAATCAGCCCGGCCAAATCATGCACGGCAGACACCCCGGCATCATCCAGATTTTCAATGACACTGAGAAACTCTGTTGAAGCCAAGTAAGCAATCACTATCTGTCCGAAATTTACGTGACCAATCATGTAATCCGCAAATCCTGCCGCAATGACAGAGAAAATGTACATGAGGATTTTTCCCAGGAACTGCGTTTTCATCTCATGACTGTTGATAATACGTTCCCTATGTGCATCCGGAATGGCTTTGATAGACTTCACAAGTGATGGATTCTCTTCGCCCCGGGCTTTCAGCATTGCATAAGACAATGCGATAAACTTTGCAAAGAGGTCTATCGCTACTAGAGCCGTGAACGCAGTAAAAAGCATGGCATGTCTTGCCAGTACCAGAAATACCGCCCCGCCGGCCAATTTGAACAGCCACCCGTCCGAAATGCTGCATACAGTCTTATATGCGTATCCGTAAATCTGCCCTAGAAATTCCATCAGGTTTTGTCCTCACTCTTCTCTGCCTTTGCTTCATCGGCTGCTTTAGCTTCAGCCATAGCGTCCAAAATAGCATTATGAGGGCAGTCATCCCATGGGCAGCGCCCGTCTTCATTTAAAAGGTTACCGCAATATTCGCAAAATTCCATGATTTATCCCTCCCTTATGCATTCTTGATTTCCGTTGCCATGTTGGCCAGTGTGGTCTTATACTGGCTGTCAATCTTAGTTGTATCGGCGCCCAGCATTGCGGCTTTAACTCTCGCATCAACAAGGCTGTCAAGTGTTGGCTGATACTTTGCTTTTATAGTAGCGATGGCGGCCTGCTTTTCCTCGGCTTCAGTGGGTACATAATCTGGCTTAGGCACGAAGGTTTCACCGCTCAGGATGTACTCTTTCCCATTAGTATTATTTCCCAGCAGGTTCATATAATCTTCGGTGGTAACAGCTTTTACTGTCACAATGTCGGCGTTATCCGCTTTCATTTTTTCTGCTTCGGCTTTCAGCTTATCCGGATGTTTAATTGGGTCAAACATACAAATTTTACCGGCGGCACGGCTACCGTTCGACTTAAAGCCGACGATGTAATAATCAACATTTGTTGCGTTCATAAGTTATCTCCTTAACAATAAAAATGAGGTGATTTTAAAATGCGTAAACCAAATGGATATGGTTCAATCAAAAAACTTTCAGGAAATCGGCGGAGGCCATTTGTATTTGTTATCAGCGTGGAGGGGAAGCAAAAGCCTGTCCAGTACTTTACCACGCAAGTAGAGGCTGAAATCTTTCAAGCGGACTACAATAAACTTCATTTTCATCGCTCCCTTCCGGCGCATCAAATAACTCTTGCTGAGTTGTACCACAGATGGCTTCCTGCCCATACGGCAAATACGAATCCATCACAGTCCACACTTGACAGCTACACCAATTCATTCAAACACTTGGTTCCTCTTCACTATGAGCCAATACAGAACTTGAAATATGCAGACTACCAGAAAATTCTTGATTCAATGCGAAAGAGCGGGCTGTCTTACAGTTCATGTAAAAAAGTCCGCTCTTTGATTTCGCTACTTGAAAAATATGCCGTGAAAATTGAGTTGATAAATAAATGCTACGCTCCCCTGCTATCGATAGGAAAAAATAAGGCTGTACGCCCGCACCACCCATTTTCAAGGCAGAAAATTAATCTACTCTGGGTCCACTGCGATGAGCCCGGTGTTGATACGGTGCTCATTCTGCTTTACACCGGCATGCGTGTCGGTGAGATGCTGGCACTCCAAAAGACTGATGTGAACATCAGGCAGGGATACATCCGGATTACAAAAAGCAAGACCGCCTCCGGCATCCGCACCATCCCCATCCATCACAGGATTTTCCCTCTTATTGTACGCCGTATGAAATCCTCCGGTTCAAGCTTGATAGCGGATTCCGAAGGGAAACAATACGATTACAGCTGCTATTGCATCATCTGGCGCTCAGTCATGCAGATCATCAAGGCTAATGGTCACACTACCCATGACTGCCGGCATACTGTAGCAACCTTACTTGACAATGCAGGCTCAAATGAGACAGCTAAACGGCGTATTTTAGGCCACGCTGGCGGTGATGTTACCGAAAGGGTTTATACCCACAAAGGTCTGAGGCAGCTACGAAAATGCATAGAACTGCTGAAGTAGTGTTACTAGTGCGTTACTCAATCAATCGAACGCATTACCGTATTATCTGCATTATCCGTGGCGTGATGGTTGTTACTATTGATACTGGATAAATCAGCCAGATTGGCAGATATTTACGCTTCTACGATTATGGATATCTGATATTTGGGCAGTTTTTCATGGATTTTATTTTCAAAAAAAATCATAAAATTTCCTCTTCCCTACTTCTCTTGTGCTTGTTCATAAACATCCTTCTACAGTGGGGAAGCAATGTAATCAATCTGAATGGCGTAACTCAAGAAACTACTCTTCCAATAAATATTAACTATGCCGCTGCTGCTGTTGTAACCATGCGATCGGGAGACTTTCCTGGCTACGTAGCTTGCCCATATTGGTCAGAATGTTCACAAACAACCATCGCGATAACCCCTGATTACGAAATTGGTCAAGGATATGCTGGTACTGGGCAAGCTAAAGTCACATGGATTTTGATTTCGGATTAGACAGTGGGGAACTTATAATATAAACAAAGGCACCACAGTCGCAATGCCAATTACCGCCACTCATAAAGTGGCATGGGCGTGTGATACTGGTTCGGGCTGCAACAGAATAGGAGTCAGCATAAGTGGCAGAACACTGTTATGCTACGCCAAAAGCTATCCAGATAATTACTATGGTACAGACGCAGTCATAATAGCAGTTGGACGATAGTTAGTGCCCCAAAGCAACGTATTCGGCTGCAGGGCCATTAGTTTCTGATGCGCGAAGGACGCAACTGTTTGTTTCCTTATGGTTATAGAGCGTGCCTTTGATATAGGCAGTGGCATTGTCATCTATATGCCCAGAACCTAGCATTACATATCCTGTATTTTGGAACGCAATGGGAAAGAATGCTTTTGCCGTGTTTTCTGTAACTAATGGAGCAATTCCCCACTGTTTAATAGCCGATAATCACAGCAGCTATTGATGACGCATCTTTCGATTCCGCTATAATTCTTACGGATGTCTTAGTGTTATCGGTTACGTTCCAACAAGTCTTCCACATAGTAGCCGTCGTTGACGGTCCACCACCGACCAAATCTGAACACACAACCATCAATACTTTATGTGGCATGCTAATTGGCAATTGATAATCTGCATAATAAGTAGTGCCTAAGAGCGTTGGCATTCCCCACTGTTGAAAAGTTTTTATACTCCTATACAAATGAAACGTGCTCCGACATTTGATGTACGGACGATATTATACGAAAATCCTGTTGTAGTAATAGAGTAAGTACTTACGGGATTGGCGTTATCTGTTGATGATCCGACTACTGCAAACGCAGCGGACGAATACGAAGTAGGGAATGCAACAGTATTTGTAGTGCTACTCGGAAATGAACTTATCCACTGTATAATTAATCCGCCAAACAGACTGCCGAAACAAACATATCCGTTGGTGTCGATGAGATATTTAACGCCGCTCGCATCCAGCAGCATCTTGATAAGCTTCCCCAGCACGGAATCCGTAGTAATAGCATCCACCACGGTCCCAAGGGTCTTGCTGGCAAGGCTTGCCATGATACCGCTATGCCAGTCGGTAATCTGGGAGGATTCTGTCTCCGGATGCAGTATGTCGTAGCTATTTGTGGTCTTGTTCCAATGGTGCATAATTGATTTTAAGATACTCATGATGTTTACTCCTTTATTTCCATCCAAATACTATTTTGGTCTGTAGGTTCTGTGCTGCCGACAATGAGATTCTCAACGGGCACTTCTATCCAAGTCTCCGTCCCATCGGATGGCTCAATAGAAACAGAAATATTCGAATCCGTCGGACCTCTGAGGTATGGCAGGCTGTTCCATGCCGTTGTTCCGTCTCCTGCCTTCATTCGGTGTGTATCTGATTCAATACCCAGTTCTCCTTCCAGCAGAACAGGGTTCTTGCTTGACCAGTTAGCGGCTGTATCAATACGGCTCTGTACTTTTCCGGTTATTGTCTTTGTGGCCATAATGACCACCGCCTATGCATTGCCGCAGTTGATGACCACGGTGTCCGTAGTTTTCACGATAGAGGCCCCATCCTTGAGGTCTGTTGAACTCTTCGCTGCAAAGGCAGTATCAAATCTGGACTGTGTCCAGTAGAGTTCACTTCCTTCTTTGATGTCTGCTGTAGTCAGCGTAACGATCCCGGTCTTCCCGTTTACACTGGTAACTGCATCTGCAGGAGGTGTCAGCATCTGCCAGTTGATGGTCTGTGTAGGGTCGTCCTTGGTCAAAATGTAGGAGCCTTTGTCACCGTCGCTGGTAATTACGCACACATCTCCCGTCTGGGCAGTAAGTTTAATCATGTCCGCCTTACTGGTAGCAGTGAATGTATTAGTAATTGCCAAAGCGGGAAGGACTGCGGTGTCAAGTTTTCCATCACTGCCCAGAATCGGTACATTTCCGGATGCAGTGCCTGTATTCTTCGTAGCTGCACTCCCCAATCCTGAAATCTTTCCTACGCTGATGCCGCTTGGTAAATCGGATGCGGAAATATTTGCAACGCCGGTCACGATACCTTTGGTATTGACTGTTACCTTTGTATAAGTGCCTGCCGTGAATGCCTGCCCGGCAAGGGCCGTGGTAATTGCTAAACCAGCTGAACCGTCAAAGCTGCCGGAACCGGTTACATCTCCGGAAAGGCTGATTGTCCTTTTAGTTGACAGTTTATCCGCACTGGCTACATTGCTCACGGATGCCGTACCTGTTGTACTGTCCACAGTAACTTTCCCGGTACCGCTTGAAGATTTCACCCCCCCTAAAACGTCACTTGTAGCGACTGGCAGTGCATACACCACAATATCCGCCCCATTGACCATAAGGCTCCCATTGGAAGTGCTTTTACTAATAGCAGCTCCGGACCATGGCAGTCCAGACCAGAGGTTAGTTCCATCTCCGACTTTAATGCGCCCGGTGTCTGTCTCTACGCCCGGTTCCCCGACGGCCAGGATGCGAGTACTTGCGGCCCATTGCGTGGCACTGCCGGTTCTGAGCTGTAAAATTACATTCTTCAACGTTTGTGTTGCCATTATGCTTCTCCTCCGTTAATAATCCTGATATCATGCCAGTCGCTGGCGATGGGTGTATATGTTAAATTTCCTTCATCCCATACATAAGTGATGTTATCTTCCATATCCACATACAGACACTCTTTATCACCCAATGACGGGAAATCTGCCTTTTTTGCGAATTTCTTAATTACATGAGCCGAACCCTGTCCATTAAAATCTCCTCCCGGCTTTACTTCTGTGATTCCTGTTTTGATGTATAATGCATGGGCAGATAAAGCATGGACAGTTACTTTTGCGTGGATGGTTTCTCCCATATTCTTACCCCACATCCGGTTCTATGATGAATGGATAGGGCCCGTAGGTCATCACATTCTTACCTGCCGTGATTTCAATGTCGTAAAGATACTCGCCTGCCTTTAAATCCTTCGTGAGCTCATGGCTGATAAAGAGCTCCCCCGCTTCCAATGGAACCGATGCAAGGAGTGGATAAGTAAGCAGACTATTCTTTCTCAGATGAAATACGGCTGCATAGTCTTTGACTGCTTCCCCGTCAATTTCCATCTGGAAATCGAAATTAAGAGTACCGGTATCACCCCTGGTGAGCTGTATGGCACAAGTCTTTTCATGAAATAGGAACATAGTATCACTCCAGTACTTCTACCCAAAGGCCCCTATCTGACATGGAAGCCGGCTTATCCGCAGTACTTGTCACCATCAGCAGGTTTTCATGGGCAGTTTCTGATTCGTTATGTACCTTAAGGTCTGCTGCCGTCACGAGGCCTTTTATATCAACATCCGTCACTACATCATCAACGCTTTTGATGGCAATCGTCATATGGATTGCCACGCTCAGTACGGTAGCTCCACCTTTTGATTGGATGTAATCAGCATCGCCGGCAGTGGCCACGCAATAGAGAATTTCTCCGACATCCGGATCTGTGGCAAAGAGACCGATTTCCTTCAGATAGAAGCCTTTATCCAGATCGGCATTGGTTATTACGGCTTCCACATCGCAGGTCCCTTTGTCGTACGGAGTCACGGATGAAAGGTCCAGCACCTTTTTAGGACTTGCCAGGTCAGTCATCGGTTCAATGGTCGCTGGAGATCCATCGCCTACTTTCATTTTGGTGAATTGAAACTTGCATTTTCCAGCTTCTACTTTTGCGGCCAGTGCCTTACCCAGGTTCGTTAATACTCCTGCTTTGAAATCAGCCATTTACTTTTACCTCCTTGAAAATAGATACGGGCATGTAAATTGCTTTACTCATTGCCGTATTCTGCGGGCCTGCGTCCTGCAGACCTATACGAATTTCCTTATACATAGCAACAGGCATGGCTAGATGTTTGCTCACCGTCTTCTGTCTTTCGAATGAAATCCCGTCAAGCCAGGAACGCACATTTTTTGCTTCATTGATGGCATTTACCAGGCTCTGCAGTGAATCACCATTGACAATAGGTCCATAACTTCCGTTCACCCGGAAATAGTAAGGGCTCCCTTTGTATTCAAACCATTCTTCCACCTTCGCATAGTTCAAGAGCACTTCGACCACTGATTTCACGGCCCAGGACGTCCCTTTGTACTTATGGTCCTTTATTGCATTCTTTACCAGTTTCCTCTTCTGTGCAATGTCCAGGTCTTCACTGTAGGTGTCTACATGAAGCTGCCAGGCCAGTGAATTCACTACCGGTTCCGTCAGCTCATCAATCCGGCTCATAATCAGCTCGTTCACCGTTTCGGCGGTGACATTGTTTACAGAATCTGTTACTGCTTTAGATGTATGCACCACATTTTCATCGGCCTGCAGGGATGAAGGAAGGATTTTTGAAATTTCCGTTTCATTCAGTTTCATTCACTGCTCACCCCTCCAAAGGTAATGTCCGGCGTACTGGCCACTGCTATTTTGTCCGCATCCACTGTTGTAAGTGCGGGAGATGTGACGGTTATTTTTTCAGCTCCTGCCTTTACCATCAGGGCATAGAGTTTTGATGGATCAATATCCCTTCCCAGCTTCTCCCGCTGCCAAAGAATGTAATCATCCACCGCCTGCTTCACGGCGGCCTGGATTTCAGAAGCGTGGGCTTTATTGTCGCTGGAAATAGTATAGGATGCAGAGACATCATAGCTTACCGTGGTGGGCGCAGATACGGTCACATGGTCTGTCAACGGTCTGACCTTTTCTGCGCTGCATACCTCTATCACCTTGTCCAGAACTTCCTGTTCCGGTATCTTTCCGCCGGAAAGTAAAGGCACAATCAGCACCTCGCCGGCAGATGGTGAGGAAACATATACATCTGAAACATCTGCATTGGCTGTTTTAGCCCAGTACTTATAAGCTCCATAGGAGCCGGCATCGGAAAATGACTCGGGCGCTTCATGAATCCTTTCACGATACGAATCATCGGCTTCCATATCTCCGCCGCCTGCGGAAATAGTGGTATTGGATACGCTTCCGACAAATGGCAGAGGATCCACCAGCTTGTTTAAGGTACCAATAGAAAATCCATTCCCCTTTGTACCGTTCTCCGTGCAGGTGGCCTTGACCGTCCCTTCCTTTTCACCGGAAGGAATGGTGGTGTCTTCGTCCACGGCAAAATAGATTTTTTCATCTCCGCCGGTAACCCTCGTTCCCTTTGGGATAACCGTGGCCCCATTCTCCGATGTGGAAAGAGTGAACTTCAGCGTGACCGATGCAGGCTGAGATTGAATCCTCCCTACATCCAGCAGCGCTCCCAGATGGTCAAGATAGTCACCTTCGGCATAAGCCAGCAGGTTCATCCTGCCGGTAAAATTGATGAGTTCACGTTGATGTATGATGACATCGGCAACGGTCAGGAGGAAGAGCCGGATAGGGTCTCCCAGGGCAAGCGTCCTTCCCGATGCCTCTTCGTATTTTTTGATGATTTCCGTTTTGACGGTTTCCGCATCTGCGTCCGCAAAGGAAATCGGATTCAGGTTACTTAGTTCCATTAATTCTCACCTCCACTTTAGGTACCAGCACTCCATCCTGGCTTCCGCTGAATGATATGGATGAAATTGTTACGCGGGGCTCATATTTCTGTACTGCTTTCATGATTTCTGCAGAAAGTTTCGCCCTGGCCACCGGCATCGGTTTATCCACGTAGCAGCCATCTATCCCAAAATCACGGTCCAGCGGCACAGAACCTTTGACCGTAGTCAGAATAGTTCTCACGTTCTGCAGAATCTCCTCTATTTCTGTATCCGGAGAAAAGTCTATTGTTTTCAGCGGGTCTATCAAATAATTCATAACAGGCTCCTCCATACACTGCCTACGGAAATATTCAATGTCTCATCCGCGTATTCCTTCAGTGTTACATTCAGTGTCGTGGAAAGAGCATGACCAAAGCGGCTCCACAAAGTTGTCTGTTCGGATACGCTTTTGACAATCCAAAAACCTTTGCCCACAGGACTGTTACCAACAATGAAAGGAACCACTGTCCCGCTATCCCTAAGCTTGCGAAGCTTATCTGCTTCCTTTTCCGGATTCACGCCAAGGTTCCTCCTGAGGAGCATTTTGAATGAAATTTCATTCAGGCCAGGCCCCACGAATTCAAGCAGCGGTTTGCTTCCCATGACGTCGTGTTCCTGCCATCGGCTTTCTGCCTGGCGGCTGTACTCATCAAAGGTCCTTACTCTGGCCCTGGATGAGATGAAAGGTATGTCATCTAAAAATCCAACTATCATGTCATCCTCCTATGAAAACATCCGGAGAGCCTTGCGCTGCACTTCCTCCGCAACTTACCGGGTCTCCGATGCGGGCTGCCGCCTTCCCATTGATATATACCGAGCTGCTTCCGGATGTAATGTTTCCGCTGTGTGAAGGATGCACATCACATCCATGGGGAGCGTAAGCGTCTCCTACGCGTCCGGCTCCCTTCCCGTTAATAAAGACATCTCCGCTGGCTGATACTAAAGCCGTAGGCGGGCAGGCATCATGCCCCGTATCGTTATCTCCCAGTCTTGTAGCTTTCGGCATGGTTTCCTCCTTAGTTGATGTTGATTACCGGCGCCTTCAGTACGATTTTCTTGGCTGCGCTGATGGTTATCGTTCCATTGTCGTATTGGATGAGACTTCCGTCAGGAAATCTGACTGACCGGACAGAAGCGTCACTTTCCGCAGGCGGCTTATCCCCGCTGTAGTAAGCGCCGATAATAAACCCTGCATTCATCCCGTTCCCGGAAGGATTCGGGAGAAACAGGCAGACTACTTTTGTATTTACTTCGGGCACGCAGTAGCCTTTTGTCCCGTATGAACCCAGCTGCAGCACCGGAAGCTCTGCACTCACCATATTGTCTTTGTCCGGGAAAGTCACCCTGGCAGTGCAGGCAGGGCCATTTACACTGGATACAATTCCTACCCTGACCATATTTTTCAGCTGGCTAGTATCCATTGAGGCACCTCCGTAAATCAATACTGGTGGTATACCCATTCCCCATATCATGCTTAGCACTGGTAATGATGTACTTCCCGTCAAATTTGCCGCCGAATCCTACTATATTCACCGTCATGGCGGCCAGAAGGTTGAAGTCTCCCATGGCGTCAATACTGATTGACCATTCATCATGGTTCTTTTCGCGAAGTTTCTTCTTTGCCAAACGCTCCGCTTCCTGAATGGACTTCACCTGCTCCTTTACCTGCAGTGTACGTCCTTCCTTTTTGTCCGGATCAGTGAACGTGGCTTCTATGTTGCTTCCACTTTCCGTATCATTGCACTGCACGTGGCAGGCTTTGTAGATATCCCGGGTTAATGCATGGAGCCTGTATCCGGTAATGGCCGTCACATAGTGCATACCTTCCTTTTTCTGGAACACTGTCCCCGGATTGATGATGGTAACATGAGGTTCCTCTTTTTCATAATCCGCTTCGTCAAAAATGACGATACGGTTATTGCAGACTTTCAGTGCAAGTCCATGGTCTTCGCAAAGTTTAAGAAGGAAGGAAAGGTCAGATTCTTCAGTCTGTTCCACCCTCTCCAGGGTAGGGTTCTCATCCGATTCATAGGAAAGTTCCATGTTGGCGCCTGTTGCCACATCATTGGCTATGGTCTTAAGTTCTGCCTTTTCCCATGACCTTGTCCTGTCCACGCCTCTCAGCTCGTTGTTATCCGGAACAGATACGGCTTTGATTTCCACCTCATGGGGCGGTGCACTGGCGTCAATAGAATCAACAGCAAAAAGACCTATATCCAATGCCTGCATCCCGGATGCCAGCGTGTCCCAATTCATAGATGCCAGTTTTACCTTGAGAACTGCCCCGCGGTCCGGGAACCAGTCAGACGTCCATAGCTCCTTCCGGTCTTCCAGGGTGATGGATAAATCATCTGCCTGTCCGGATAGATTGTCTGTATAAGAAAGGGATTTGAGGTATGGGGCAATATCTTTCGTGATATTTTCCCCGTCATATGTTATGGACGGAAATATCTGCCTTGGTTCCATCATCGCCTCCACGGCGGGAGAATGTCTGTTTTCGGCGGCTCCCAGGGGGGAATGGCAAGCGTAAGCCCCGCCGGAAACACAACCATATCTATGTACTGATGGTTGGCTTCTATCAGTCTATTCATGCCTGCTTCACTCCCATACACTTTCTTTGCAATGGAATCCCACATATCTCCCTGCACTGTGATGTAGGTATTACTCATAGGAATGCCTTCTTTCATCCATTCTAAGGATCTGCAGCATACGTTTCAGCTCATAGACGGTCGGTCTCATTGCCTGCTGGACAACTGCAGCATCAGCATTCCCCTGGATGGTGATAGTCGGATTGAATACCACATTCATACTAGGAGAATTTCTATCCGGTATCATGCTTCTCTCTGCACTCCCCAGGAGGCCCAGGGCCTGTCCTGTTTTTGTCCAAAGTCCTGCTGCCCTCCGACTCCCGTCAATCGGAATTGCCGCTTCCGGGCTGTCTTCCGCAAAGGTGGTAAGGAATTCTCCTCTTGGGTAAATGCCGCCGGAAGCATTCGAGTCTACATTTTCTCCATGCATTTCGGCCATGGATTCCCTATGAACCCTGACGATGGTATCAATCGGATGGGCCAGAAAATCCTTCAGGCTCTGCCACTTGTCCATCGCCCAGTCGCAGATTTCCCCTATTTTTTCTTCAACGTAATCGCCAAAGCCTGCTACAGCATCCTTCGCCCCTTCCCACATGGATGAGGCAAAGGCGCTGATTTCTTCCCAATTGCTATAAAGGACATATCCTATCGCAATCAGAGCCGCAATCCCAGCGATAACAAGACCGATAGGATTTGCTCCCATGGCAGCGTTCAGCAGCCACTGCGCTCCGGCCCAGATTTTGGTCGCTACTCCTGCGGCTCTGGCCCATTGTCCAAAGAGGTATACAGTCTCAAAGGCGCCTACTACTGAGCCTATGGCCCCAACTGCCCCTACAAAAATCCCAATAGCCGCAGCCCCAAAACCAATCCATTTAACGACTTCTTGATTTTGTTGAGCGAAATTTGATACAACTCCTATAGCACTGCTTAACAGTTCAATAGCCGGAGTAATAACAGGTATCAGGCCCTGCCCAATAGCAATCTTTGATGCGTTCAACCGGTTATTCATAAGTACTAACGAATTGGCCGTGGTCCTTGACCTGGTATCAAATTCACCCTCCATGCTTCCGGCATACTGTGTAGCGTCTGATACTTTATCAAAGTTTTCCTTCAGTCCGTCCAAGTTCGAAAGCAGCGGCGCGATGGCTCCCAATGATTCTTTGCCAAAGAGGTTAGAGAGGACGGAAGCTTGGTCTACCTTGTCCAGGGAAGCAATAGCATCCAGCACCTGCAGAATAGCTCCTTTCGCATCGTCCTGCATGTACTGTGCCATATCCTGGGCATTCAGGCCCAATTTAGCAAAAGCTTCAGCCTGTGATTTCGTTGCACTGTCTCCGGCAGTCAGGGAAAGAATCATATTCTTGATACCTGTTGCGGCCACATCAGATTCTATGCCAGACCCTACCATGGATGCGCCCAGGGCGGCAATTTCTCCGGAAGCCACGCCTCCGATTTCGCCCAGCGGTCCGATTCTTGTTACTACGTCAGAAATCAGGGGAGCACTGGCAGCCGTCGTATTGCCAAGGTAGTTTATTTTATCTGCCAGTCCTACCACGTCATTCTGGCTCATTTTGAAAGCTGTACGCCACTTGGCCATCATGTCGCCTGCCTGGTCAGCAGAAATATCAAAGGCTACGCCCATCTTGGCGGCTGATTCAGCAAAGCCTGCCAGGTCTTCCCTGACAATACCGGACTGGCCTCCGGCAGCCACGATTTGGGCCAGATTATCTGCAGTCATTGGGATGTTTTTGGACATTTCAATAATATCCTGCCCCATCTCCTTGAACTGGTCTTCCGAATCAAAATCCACTACTTTACGAACATCGGCCATACTGCTTTCAAATTGTACAGCCTCTTTGCTGGCTTCCGACAGGCTGCTGGCAATAGATTTCCCAAATCCCAATGCCATTGCACTGAATCCGGTGGTTCCAACCGCCGCAAGACGTTTTCCCAGATCCCCCGGGATCTCTTTTCCGATATTCCCCAGACCCTTCATTTGAGAAGCCAGTCCGGATATTTTCCCCGATGCAGAGTCAAAAGCCGTAGTGAATCCGTTCCCCAAGTTAGCATTGATGGTAAAGCTGAACGTCTTCATTCCTTTTGGCATGGATTTGCCCTTCTTTCTTTGCTATAATCAAGGTGGGTGATAACTATGTTTATAAAAAGCATGATATTCTGTACTATCATCGCCGTCTCTATGGCCGCAGGCATAGTGGGTATGGTAGTTGGTATGGTTATTGCATTCATTCTTTTTCTTATTGGCGTCCCAAGTTCATATACCAATCCAATAGGTCTTACCCTGGAGTCCATTTTGGGAATTGTATTTTTTATCGGTACATTCCTGCTGCTGTCTCCATTTACCAAAAAACTCATTGAATTCTTGGATCATCATGGATGGACTTGCTGATGATTTCAGCATATTCTCCCATTTCTGCGAGTGTGCAGGACAGATAATAGCTAACTGGCGTAAAGGTGGCCATAGCCATCTTCACAGCCAGTTTTTTTATTATCCGGCAGTCTCCCCGTTCATCAACTACCCCAATAAAAAATTTGTAGCCTCTTTAGCAATGTTTTTGAAGTCAGCGGCTCCCAGTTCAAAGAGGTCATCCACAGGGCAGCCGATAGCTTTGGCTGCAATGATTGCCTGGTACTTCATAGACGCAAGTACGGAAGCCTCACCTACACCCATGGCTCTGGCTTCTTTTTCCGCCTGAATCATGTCGTTTCCTGTGAGTTTCTCGAAATCAAGATTCACTTCTGTAACCGGTTTACCTTTGATGGTAACCGGCTTTTTCAGTTTGATTACCTTACCCATTTAAGTCTCCCTTTCTTTACAGGCCAAGGGCATCACGGATGTCGGCCATATAGTCAACGCCACCAATAACGCAGATGTAATTGAATTTATCAATTTCCAGTACGGTTTCGCCATCTACGGTGATTTTGATGTAGGTCACTTCGATGGTATTCTTTGTATCTGTCGTCGCGCCCATATCGAGTTTGCCAAGGTCGGTGCTCTTTGGCGTTCCTTCTACCACGATTTTGACAGGCATCGTCTTCAGGACATTTTTAGCGCTGTCATGTCCCTGGCAGGCCCCTCTGAGGTCCAGATGGACTCCGGTAGGTTTTGCCAGAACAATATTGGACTTTACCAGCGAGCGCCAGTTCAGTTCCAGTTCCATGCTTCCGAAATGGCCGATGGTGGGGTCGTCAATTTCTCCAGCCACCCCCGCCCCTTTGACGGTTTCCGTAATGGAATCCAATTTCGGAAGGGTTACATCAGAAATACCAAGAAGGTCGTCCCCGTCCTGGTAAACGCGAAAGTTAATCAGTTTTTCCGGTACCATTCATTGGCCTCCTCTCTCAGCCAAACAGGCTGCTAAAATAACTGGTATCATATTCGATTACGTTGTCGATTTCCCTTGCAGGTGCAGGCGGCGTGAAGTAGGTGTGGAATTTGATTTTACCATCCAGCAGATTCGTTGTCGGATTCTCAGATTCAAGGAATTCCACCCTTGCCCCCAGCAGCATGCCCTGGGCCACCAGACCATTGAGCCGGATGTTTTCAGAATCAATGACGGTCTGGATGAGGCGTTTGGTAATCGGCTTATCCACTTTTACCCAGTAAGTCTGGATAAATGTCTGCGCATGCCAGTAAAACATACGCTTGATGGAAATGAAGGCATCCTTTGCATCTGTATTGGAAGGATAGCATCCGGTCCGGTTGCCCCAGCACTTCCAGCCGCCGATGAAATTGAGGGCGGTTACGATCCCCTGGCCGTTCAGATAGTTAGCCTGCTCCGGTCCCATGATGACTTCGCTGCCATCTTTCAGACAAAGGCCATTGATACTCATGGATTTGTTGGATGGAGATTCGTAAGGGATATCCTCATTGGCCGCATCCACAGAAGCAATGACGCCCAGTACATGGGTAGACATGTGATATACCTTGTCGCCCATCTTTACCATAGGCCAGCAGACGATTTCATTTTCTCCGGTATAGCCATTTTTGTTTTTCCAGGCAGACACATCGGTATACTTCGTCACTTCGTCTGCCGGAACATCCGCAATAACCATGGCCTTGAAATGTTCGTTAATATTAGAAGCCTTTGCCTTCATAATAGCGGCGACTTCCGGAATATGAGACCACCCCGGAGCCAGGATAAGACCCGGTACCAGTCCGAAGAGCGGGAATACCTGGTCAATGGTCTCAAGGCCCTTGCTCTTCCCGGTAGAAGTATCAATGCCGCCGATGATATCATCCTTCGTTACCTGGTCAGGCTTCAGTGCATCATAGGAGACGAATAAGGAATTCTTTTCCTCCAATGCGCCGCCTTCCAAAGCAGTAATGACAAGCTCTTCGTCATCGTCATATTCAGCGGTATAATCCACATCCCGCTTCATCGGTTCTCCTGCTTCAAGGGCTCTGACCTTTAATGTGCCCAGCATGACCGGTTCTGTAATGACAGCCTTGCCGCCGGTGAGGGTAATAGACTGATTTTCTTTGGATTCCTTGTGTTTGGAAGGGTCCAGCACGTTCACCAGTACTACCGGTCCATATCCGTACAGGGCAAACTGACTGTATACTGCTTCGCAGAGTGTATATTTTTCCCAGTCTTTGCTGTATCCAAATGCTTTGACCGCTTCATCATAGCTGTAGCAGAGCATAGGACGGTTTGCATCCGCCGGGCTCTCTGCCAGATGAAGAGGCGCCGTACCAAAAATCACAGGCAGACCTGCCGTAGTATTTACTGCAGGAACAATGCTTGTGGGCAGTTCAGACGTATATACGCCATGTCTGTATGCCATTTTTAAACCTCCTTGGCTTTTCTATAAAACAACGCAAGCGGAGTTTCCTTCTTCCTGAGCTCTTCCGCTTTTTCTCGATAATCGTCTACATCGACGAAAAGATTTCTGAACCATGCATGCTTTTTGACGATGGACGCAATGTCCGGAGGCAGCGGTCCAATGAAAATCTGCGCATGCTTCAGCCTGCTCCCGGAAAGAGACGGGCCGATATAGATTTTTCTATCATTCATCCGTTCTTACCTCCTGCATTCCGGAAAAATCCAGCTCCTGTTCCGGCTGGTCGATGGTGTAGGTGGCATGGATCATTCCCTGCCACTGTGGATAAGGCTGCTCATCGTAGATTTCACCTTTCAATGGGAGTTCCAGATGATTGGTACCTCCTCCGATATATGGATTTTTCAGAAGGCACTGCCGCACATGCTCCATGAGATTGTACAGCTGCCGCCAGCCATCCTTCTTATCCCTGTCACAGATTGAGAATCCGATATCTACTTCTGCCGTTCCGAAGGAACCATTGATTTCATCCTTGAAGGACGCTACCTTGCAATAGATGAATGACGCTTTTTCCTCTGATGTATCCGGAACATGGGGAAATCCGGCATAAACAGTAATAGGCACCCTGCCTGCTTTCTGCTCTGTGTCATATTCCCTGACCGCTTCACGGATAAGTTCGGCCAGTTTTTCTACAACTACTACAATGGTCATCATTATCCTCCCAGGAGCTTTGCCATTCGATGGTCCACTTCATGAGCGAAGCGCTTGTTGTAAAAGTTCTCCGCATCTTCACCAATCTGTTCTACCACCTGATTATTTCCAATCATGCTCGGTACAGACGGCCCATATGGAGTCTTCATCGGATATCTGGATTTTTCCGTTCTCATCATGGGCCCTTCGTATCCTTTGGGAAAACTTTTGAAGAACGCCCCTTTTACAGGTTTCATCCCACCGGCCTTCAACACCTTGGCTTTCACAGGGCCCCGCCTTGCGTTGACCATTCGGAAAGAGGCAAGCGGCATTGGAGCCCCCTTGGAAACAGCGGCTCCCGCCAGATTGCCGGAGGAAGCCTTTCTGGTAGAGAAACTGCTTTTGATTCCTGCCGCTTTGGCCAGATATCTCTCGCGTACCCTCACAGATGACCTAGACTTGATTCGCGTCAGTGTCCTGTTGATGGCGGCTGAAGCGGCTCCCCGTACTTCCTTGGGTGCAACGCGGAGAAGAGCCGCCGCCATTTTCACATTGCTTTCATCAAACTTGATATCAATCATCTGTCATTCGCCACCAGAAGAATAGTCAGCATTCCCATATCATCATTTACCTGCTCCACCATGTATTCATGGTCATCCAGGTCGATTACCATACCGTAGACCGGTACCTCCTCCACATCCTTTTTCATGCAGTTCACCATGACATGGCTTCCATACACGCCAGGATAGATTTCTTTCACACTTCCGCCGGTGGTGGCTTCTGCCGATGTAAGCACATTCTGCACCACGGATTGGACTTCTTTCCCATTAATGGTATGTGTCGCGCCAAATTCATCCGGATTCAGAAATACACTCCCATTGTCCTTTTCCACCTGGCTTTTGAAGGTATTCATTTGACTACGGCGCCTTCAATGTCCGGCGCCGGAAGGTCCGTATCTTCAGGTTCTTTCCCCTTTGCCTTTCTCTTTACCGGAGATTTAGCCCCGGAAGTCTGGACTTCCACAAAGTCTGGATTTTGGATGAGGCGGGCGCCGCTCTTGTCGTCCACCTCAACCTCTTCTCCTCTCCGATGGATTTTCCCCTGGACTGAAAAACAGTTTCTGATAATTTTTACAATCATCACTGCCTCCTATCAGCCTTTGGTCTTAATAACAGCCCAGTCGTTTACGCATTCCGGAGCCAGGATGCAGCGGGAATACATAGCCAGCGCCACGGTCTGGTCGTCCTTGCTGCCGATGTAGTACGGAACATAGGGAGAAACGAAGGTGTTGTATCCGTTTTCCGCTTCATTTACCAGGGTCACTGCCCCATGGAGCTGGCGTCCTCTTCCGGTAATAGCAATGACTGCATCGTTATCCCCAATGAACGGCTTCTGTTTGCCATCATCGTCCATATAGGTTTCTCCGTAGGTATATACTTCCAGGTTCAGTGCCTGAATGAGACCCACGCGGGTTACCTGTGGAGAGATGATACGCGGAGCGAAGGAGAAAATGCCAAGATTGTCGCGGGAAGGCACGGCCATCCACTTCATGATTTCAGCGTTGTCCAGCATGTAGTTAAATACATTCTTGCCGATGACCATGGCAGTCGGAATCTGGCCTGCATTCTGCTGGATGATTTCAGACATGCCCTTGATATCGCTGTAGATAGAAGCGCCTGCATTGTCCCAGGTGGTGGATGGAGTAAGAATCTGGTCGAATCCATAATCAACAGAGTCAATCAGTTCTTTCTTTCCATCATCAGCATAGCCTACGATATCGCATTTACCGGTGGTCATGATGTCCGCAGCCATCTTGTTCTTGCGGTTAATGATTTCATTCTGCAGGTCCACCAGGTCTTCTGCCTGCATATCGGCAGCTCTTTCCGCCGGAGTCTTGGTGGAATATACGCCTTCGCCGAATCCGCGTTCAGCAATCACGTCCGGGTCAAGTACACGGCGCGGAGCCATCATGGGCGGCTTGTATACTGCGGATTCTACAGGATCCCGCTTCATGTTCACGCCTTTGGTACCACGCACTACAAACGGAGCCAGTCGGCGTGCCGCTTTGCGATACTGCACTTCGACCTTGGCGGTAGGCGCAACGGCAGGAATGCGCGGGAAAAATGTATCAAGCAGAAAGGATGCAGACGGAGTCGCCCGTTCCACTGCTTCGATAAGACTGATAGTATCTCTGTAATCAATAGACATTGTGATGGTCCTCCTTATTTCAATGCGGTCATGTAAATGTTCTTGCCACGGAGCTCTTCTTCGTGGGCTTCCACAGTATCGCCAGATGCAACAATGAGCATTTCACGGTTGAATCTGCCGGAAATATATACAATGGCCTCGGTGGCCTTAGCATCAACATCCTGCGCAAGGATGCAGTCCGCCACCTCTGCTTTGATAGTTGCGGCAGCAGTGCCATCGGTAGTAGTCAGCAGTGTACCTTTCTTCATTGCAGTTCCTGCGGTAATCTTTACGTTTTTAGTGAGATGAACGACTTCCGGGCCGGCCAAAAGACCATTCATTTCCATGTCTACTTCTTCTCTGATAGCCATTATTTAGTCCCCCTGATTCTGTTAATTCGGTTCACTACATCTGTAATGTCCGCCTGTTTCTTTTTAGCTGCATCTTCCATACCGGAAGACGCCGGCGCAGCACTCACTCCTTCTGCTCCGGAATCCATGTTATCCCGAATCAGTTTGCCAATAGCCTGGATGCGGGCACCTTCACTCGGTTCATCTTTGATGGCAGACAACGTTTCAACGAAAGGCTTTGCTTCCTCAGCGGTCTTACCGGTTTCCTTGCACTTATCAATGAAAGCAATGGCAAATTTATTGGCGCACTTCGCCTTCATTTCGTCCAGTGCTTTCACACGCTGGCGTTCTGCCACGACTTTTGGATCTTCTGCCGGTTCGGTGGCTTTTGCCTGTACGCCGATACCGAGAAGTTCCTGGATTTTGGAAATAAGCTCTCCATTGGTCATTTCCTTTTTATTCTCCTTTGCTTCTGTAATACACTGCATCTTCAGTTTCCCTTTTTCGCTGAGAGGCATGGAAACTGCATTCATGCAAATCGAACCATTCTCCATTTTCATATGGACGTCGTAGTCCTCATCAATTTCATCCGCAAACCCCTTGCCCATGGCGTCTTCGGCGCTCATCCACGTTTCCTCATCCATCATGTCGGAAATATCCTGCACGGAAGATTTGGAGCCACATCTGGAAGCATATACACCTACGATGGTGTCCTTGATCTTGTCCATGATCCCTGCCAGTTTAGTCAGCCCTTTTTCATCCATGTAGGAAATAACCATTGTCTGCGGATTGTGAATCATGAAAATAGCATTCTTCGGCATCACCACGGAGTCTGCAGCGCAGGCAACCAGTGTAGCCGCACTGGCGCAGATTCCGTCAATATGGGCAGTCACCTTCCCTTTATAGGCTTTGAGGAGGTTATAGATAGCCTGAGCCGCAAATACATCTCCGCCCGGACTATTGATTCTAAGCAGGATATCTTTCCCTGCACATTCTTTCAGGTCATCGGCGAATTCCTTCGGAGCTACGTCTGTATCAAACCAGGACTCTCCGCTTACAAGCTGGCCGTAAATCAGAAGCTCTACCGGCCCGTCAGCTTCATTCCTGAATTCCCAGAATTTCTTCTTCATTTTTCCTTGTCATCTCCTTTATCAGCCAGCACCATGGGACTTTCAAATGAAAGCCCCAGCGCTTTTTCTCGCTGTTTTTCATAAGCGATGGTTTCGATATTTTCTTCGTAATTGGTTCCGGTCATTTCCGCCGCTTCCTTTGTCCTGGTAGAGAGCCCGTAGGCTACACGCAGCGCACTGCCGTTCACGTCTTTGATCGGGTCCAGGATGCTCATTGTCGGTCCAAACCAGTCAGCTCCGCACCATGCCTGCCGGAGGCGGGCATTTTCGAAGAATCCTGGAGCCTGTACCCTTCCAATAGCCACCGCTTCCGCCAGCCAGTTTTCATATATCGGCTGACAGAAATCATTAGCAAACCATTTTCTCCGGAGCTTGTACTCTTCCCATGCCTGCAGGAGCGCTGCCCTGGATGCAGAATAGGAGGAGTTAAACGATTTCAGCAGCACCTCATAGGGCTGTCCGATAGCGGCCGCAATCTGCTTTATCAGCTGTGTCACGAAGGGCTCGAATGTGCTCTGACTGTTCGAAGCATCAACCGATTTGACATCCACACCCCTTGGAAGGGCATTCAGCGTTCCGGCTGCCAGGCCGTATTCATTGACGTCAACTACCGGCTGTCCCGGTTCCTGCGGTCCCAGGATGGCGTTCAGGTCTGCTCCGGTGTTCGTGCTGGTGAAGAACAGGGCAAAGAAACTTTTGATAATGGCGGAAGTAAGTTCCGCCCTGGTGTATCTGGATACCTGTTTCAGCGTCTCCAGCACCGGCGCCAGATAGGGAACTCCTCTATACTGCTCTGCCCGCGTATCATGGCAGATTTGAAGTATGTTCGGCTTCCCGGTTCTTGCCCCGAATGCTTCCACCCTCGTCCATGTGTTTGGCTGGAAATCCGTCGGGTCATAAGGCACCTTATTGCTTATCCAAAATGCCTTGATTTCTCCGTCATCAGCGATTTCCACGCCATTGATAATGCGGTTCCCGTTTGGCCCGCGCATTTCCACTGCCCATGGGCCAAGTGTCCCCATGTACCCCTGGCCTAAAGGATTGGATACACGGTTTGCTTCAATAAGCTGAATCCGTATGGAATAAGGCATATTTAAATCAGGCACTTTCCGCCGGAAAAGAGCAAAAGCGTCACCGTCAGTCAAATAGGCCGTGTAGGCGATGTGCTGCAGATCATAGAAATTGTTTCGCCGGTAAAGGTCGCATTGCGAAGAAGAAGCCCACAGGTTAAACTCCCTGGCGGTATTACTTTCCCATTCTTTCGCCTTTTCCGCTGTCAGCCCAAGGTCCTTGAAGAATATCCTGGGAGATAATTTGAGCCCATCGCCGATGGCATGTAAGGCTGACGTGTTGATAGCGGCAGCCCCTACGGCGCTGTTGATTGCCTGGTCTGCGCTTCGGCCTCGAAGCACAGAAAGGCTGGTGTCAATATCCGCCTTCGCCGATGAACGGACCGGGTTCCATGCCTTCAAAATGTTGCTTGTTCTCCCACCGCCGCCTTCTGAATAGCCCGTATTCTTTACCTGGATACCTGTTTCCCCGGTTGGAGAACGAATCCAGTTCCTGATGCGTCCCTTTCGCCTTCTCATTCAATCCTCTCCTTTCAGTCTAAAAGCACTACCCGTTTCGTAGATGCATTCCGTGCTGAATCATCATCCTCAAGCACCGCACCGCCATCAATCAGGTCCTGGATGACCTTTTCCACCGTGGCAAGGTTTGCTCTTGTAAGCGTCCGGTTTCCTATGGTGTAGGACTGCCCGGCAAGGATAGCCTCTTCCGCTTCTATGTACTTTTTCAGCCTTTCATTCTGCAGTTTGCTCATATTCCCTCACCATATATCCACCTGACGCCGTGTATGCAGGTTCTTTTTCTTCTTTACAACGGCCGTAGTCGTTGTTTTGACAGAATTTTCAGTCGTTTTTCCCAGTGCCATGGCGCTTTTTTCTTCCCACCCTTTAGGAATGGACTGAATGCATGCCAGGTTGTATACACGAAGGTCAAGCGGTTCATTCCTTACGCCCTGGGTTGGTTCCCAGACTTCACGAATAATCCCGTTCTTCCTTACTTTTTTCTTGTGTTCAGAGATAATTCCTTTGAAATACAGGCTGTCATATCCCCTGTTTTCTGCGATCCCCGTTTCATCCAAAGGGAAATGGAAGTACTTCGGCCCAGGTTTGGTAATTGACAGCCTCGCCATCACCATTTCCTTGCCATCATCGACTCCCAGACGGACCAATGGCAGTGTCGAATCCTCAGCACGCCCCAGTTTATTCCCATACAACGGCATGCCAGGGATGCCGCCATAGCCTTTGATTGCAAACCTCTCTTTAGCGAAGTTTTTCCGGCAATATGCGTACACGGATGAAGAAAAATGGCCGCCGGAGTCGATGAAGGTCCTTACGACTTTCAGCTTCCTCCCATCTTTGAAGGAATAGGCATGGTCAAGCACCATGTCCAGCTGTTCCCACGTCTCTTCCGCTCCTGGAGATCCAAGAATGATTCCCTTTCTGATTCCCCAGGATTCCTCTCCTACGCCCCAGCCGCAGACTTCATATTCAAGCCGGTTATCCTGTGTATCTACAGAAGCTGTCAATAGAAGTACACCATCAGGAAGTTCTGCGCCGTACCGTTCACGCCTTCTCATGAAGATATCTTCGTCCTCGAAGGCTTTCGGCATAGCATAGGATTCTCCAAACCTTGTGTTCTTGATAACCTTCTCCCGTTCCGGATCTCCTTTCGCTTCCAGCCATTCCCTCATGACTTCCTTCCATGAAATCCATGGGGAAGAGAATGCGTTGATGAAGAAGGAACGGCAGCCGTTTTCCAGTGCTTCCCGATTGGTAGTGACATATTTCTGGGGAGCCTGCTTCATCTTCCTTTCTGTGAACTTGAATCCGCAGTGCGGGCAGCGCCATTTCACGGATTTTACAAGATATGTCTTCCTTCCCAGGGTGCCCTTGACCTGCTTCGCGTCCACATCCATATCCGTGTACTTCAGCTTCGAATATTCTCCGCAGTTTGGGCACCGATGGCACCATTCTTCCTGCGTTCCCGCCTCATATTCCACATCAATGCGGCTTGCCCCTTCATTGGTTGGCGTAGAGAACATCCCCATAACGCGGTTCCAGTAGGTGGTCATACGCTTGGCAGCTAGGTCTATCGGGTCGCCCTCTGTTCCGGCAGAAGCAGGAAATCTATCCACTTCATCGCACAAAAGAATTCTTACAGGGCGGGAAGCCAGGCCCGCCGGAGAATTGGCGCCGGCCATAACCAGACGCCCGCCAGGAAAAATCTTATTCAGGATGGTATTGTTGCTGTCTCGGGTCTTTACATCAAGAAACAGGTCCCGCAATGCCCTGGTGTCGCGAATCATCGGCGCAATACGTGTTTTTGAGAAATCCTGTGCCATTTCGATCGTAGGTTGAATCATCATGATGGTGCATGGATCCAGATGGGCAAAGCGGCCTATCACATTGTTCATGATGTCCGACTTCCCTATCTGTGCACATGACTTGACCACTACCCGATGGATACCGGGCTGTGTGAAGGCGTCCATGATCTCCTTCTGGTAAGGTGCTCTGGATGTTTTCCATCTGCCCGGCTCCGCCGATGTATTGGAAAGCATACGGTATGTATCAGCCCACACTGAAACGGGAGTTTTCGGCAGCGGCTTCAAACCATGGCGGGAAACGTATTCCCATAATGCTTTAGCCGATTTCATCGTCATCCTCCTCTTCCTGCTCAATTTCTTCATTGAATAGGTCGGGAGAATACTCCGATAATTCGGACAGCTTCTCTTCTATTTCCTTCGTGATAAGACTGTAGATTTCTTCCTTGGACTTCCCTTCCAGAAAAGGCGCCAGCTTGCTCGGCATTCCAAGAAGCTGTGTCCGGAGATTGGCCGCCATAGCAGTCATTACGTATTCCACAACGGGTGCGGAGTAAGCATTCTTTCGCATTTTATCCAGTTTCAGCTCTGCGATCTCCCGCTTTGCCTTCTCATGAAGTGCACGTTCTTTATCGAAATCTACTTCTCCACTTTCAGCACCGTCTGTTTTCATCCGGCAGTACTGCTTGATGCCTTCCACAAGGAGAATAGAGCCTTTTTCACCTACAGGAAGGATGCCTTCCTGTACAAGCTGGCTCACCCTCTGCCGCGTGATTTTAAGCGCACGGCCCATTTCGGTCTGCGTGGTGGTGACAGAATTGATGCCTTTGGTTATTTTCATTCCAATACTTGCTTTTTCTGCATGAGATGATGCTATTTTATTTTTTACTTCTGTAGCATTCAAAAATAACCACACCCCATTCCATGATTTTGTAAAGCAAGCCTCGAAAAACCCCCGTACCTAGAATTTTTTCGGGGTCGCGGGACCGCAGGCCATAAAAGTTGACAAAAGGACCCGCTCATTTTCTCGCATACAATCAAAAAGGACGGATGCTATCCGTCCTGTATTTCACTTCCAATCAACCAACGCAAAAGCACGAGCCTATCGACATCAGCTCGTGCTCTTACGTAAAAACCCTGAATGATTAGGAGGTGACAACCGTGTGCGATTCTCTTGCCTCAATCTCACACTATCATTATACCCTATCATTTACTCTATTTTACTATACTCTTTTGGTCACTCTGTTTTCATCATCCGTTTGGCCCGCTCCGGATTCCTTTTGACGATTTGCGAAAACTCACGGATGATTTCCCATTCATCATCAAAGGCCCTGAGCTGTCTCTGCTTCCGTACGCCCTTTGCAGAAACGCTGCCCACCGGTCTTCCGGCGCCTTCTCTCTTACCGCCTCTCACGTTTCTTCACCACCCATCCATAAAAATTCACCGCCGCCAGGATAACCATCGTAATCAGCAGCAGGCAGTCAAGGACATGTAGATTATGGAAATTCACAGTCCTCAGCGCCGCCAGATTGCATGCCAACAGAATGATAAGAAACCATTGCCCCATCGTTTGTCTTGAATCATTACTCATTGCCTTAGCTCTCCTCTCCTTTCTGTATTCTCTATATTATAACCTTTTATTGTTTCTTTATAAATACATTTTATCTATATTCACCCCATTTAAAAAGCAGGCTGCCTCCCCGCAGTCTGCTTTTCTTATGCCTTCAGTTGAAATCCGATTCTCTGAAGAATGGTTCCAGGTCCACCAGTGCCTCCCCATGGATTTTGTAGATGTTCGACTCTGCGAAATTCATCTTCTCCGCAATGTCTCCCCAGCGTTCGCACTGGATATACCTTCTCCTGAGAACTGCCCGCCGGACTCCGTCTTCTTCCTTGCTTATGAGTTCTTCGCCCTTATTCCGCTTTTCGATAAGCTCCAGATAAGCCTTGTTCACCTTGGCATGGTAGGCCTCCAGTTTTTCCACGATTTCCTCCAGATTGGCACAATGACCGCTCTGTACCTTTTCACCCATCTGTACGCCTCGAAGGTTATGCGCCTCAAACTCCAGACGCCGGAGCTCTTCCTGCAGGGAAAGGTAATCGGCCTGCTGTTTTCGGATGGAGTTCAGAAATCCCTTCAGCTTCTCTATGTCTCCCCTCACCATTTCCTCCTTTGTTATTACCGGCGCCGGCCATTCACCATAAACAAGCTCAAAGTGAATGTGGCCCCAGTCACGCCTACGAATACTCCGAAGATGAACCACACTGCTCCCATTACTGCACCGCCTTCCTTGCTCTTGCCCTGGCCTCTGCCCATATGTGCTCTATGACCTGGTCATGCCATTTGGTATCCATGATGCCTTTCTTATCGGATTCAAGCCAGTACACGACTTTCAATGTGCTGCTGTATGGGCCCACGCCTTTGGATGTGATGACTTCCCTTTTCCGGTTCCCTTTGTACAGCCTTGTAATCATGGCCTACCTCAGCCTCCATTCATCTGCCATCAGGATTTCTATTTCCTTGATTTTCTCCTTAAGTGCATCCATATCAGCGCGGTCGAAGTAGCCGCCCACCACTGTACCAGTGCCCTCCGTTACCTCACGTAGCCCTTGGATAAAGGTCCCCACATCTGCCCAGCAGTCTTTGATGTGATCTTTCCGCCGGAGAATGAAATCATTTTCCGCATTGATTTCGTTAATCCGGTTTTCCAGGCACATCCATGCTGATGCGGCGCCGCAGGCAAAGGATACGGCTATGATTATCAGCTCATCGGTGACTTCCATAAAATTGCCTCCTAATCATCAGCCTGCCCGGCTGCGTCCGGCAAGTCATCAGGTAAATCCACATAGACGATGATGCACTTCATCCATGGCAGTGACTTTATCCATTCATCAACCGCCTTGTCATAGTCCGCATTGTCCATGTCCTCCCATTTCTCCAGAAGCTCTTCCGGTGCCTCGTCTCTTACGAAGGATTCGCTGTCGTCCTCCACTTCTGAAAGAGTCGAGCAGCGACGTGCTCCATTCCAGATGGAATCTACCCTGGCATTTGTGATTTCACCTATCCAGTCCATGTATCCTACATCTAATGCCACGACTTCATAATACACTTCGGCAAAAATAGGAAGCGTAGGATTTTCTTTTGCAAGCTCCAGCAGCTCCGGAGCGATATTCCATTTTAAGCCCGTCATTTTATTCATTATTCGCTATTCCTCCGCTTACATAATCCTCAATGTACTTCTTAAGAGCCAGCCAGTCTTTCACATCACACTCGTCGCCTAAACGCTTTTCGCTCTCTGCTTCAGCGATGTCGGTGTAGATAGTATGGACGTCATTTCTCTGCAGATAGGGCAATACGTGTTTGATGTAATTCACTGTGTCCCATACGATGTAAGTTCTTCTGCCCAGTGCATACCTTACGGCAGATACCATCATTTTGCTGAATCTTTCATCACATGGCACCGAGACTGACTGCATGGCGTCAATCGGGCTGCATGGAATATGTTTCTTTGCTGGTCTTTTTACCATCATTAATCACCTGTGCTTCCCATTCCGCCTTCCCTCTTTCCGCCGGAAATATCATCATCGGTCAGAAAGTAGGAAAGAAAAATACCCTGTCCTATCTTGTCGCCTTCTTTTACCTCAAGCGGTTCACTGCCATTGTTTGTGAAGGCGAAGGCAATGTTCCCATCGTTATCAACGTTTCCGTAGTAGTCGGAATCAATCACTCCCACGGCGTTTGGAATGGATACATGCTTCTTGAATCCCCAGGATGACCGCTCGAAGAGAAGAAGCACATTATCTTTTGGCATCTTTGCCTTTACCCACGTCTTAACAAATACTGTCTGCCCTGGCCCGATAGCAAATGGATAGGGTGCAAAAAAATCATATCCCGCTGAGCCATCCGTGCTCCTTTCCGGAAGTCTCACTGAAAATGGACAATCCTTCACGACTTCAAATTTTCTCATGTTATTTCCTCCCTTCAATACCATCCCTTTATTTCCACTCCGGCCTCGTCCTTCAGGATTTTTGCCATCTCATCAATCCGGACATAACCTTCTTCGTAGCATTTGTAGGTGTCCATACACAAGTCGATGAATCTTTCCACCCTGCCATTCTTCTTCATAAGCTCACCATAATGGTCATAGATAACCATGGCCGGCACCGCCAGCATGAGGTTGAATGCCATTTTACATCCTTTCTCTGTGGCTTCTTCTTTCATTCGATCAATGTCAGACTTCTTTATGGATATCATGGGATCTTTCTTTTTGATTCCCATTCTTCGCCTTTCCTGCCTGTTCATCTGTTTTCCCTCACAATCTCTTTTACAGCTTTTTTCTTCTGTTCCTCATATCCAGATTTCCTGCCTGTTCCCTTGTAAAAACCATTTCACATGGGCAGAAGCTGGTTTCGCAAGGCAGGAATCCAGGCTCACGCCTGTATTCCTTCTTTTCCCTACGTAGGATGGCAGCGTTCTTGAATACTCCGTCCAATTCCCATTCCAACCAGCCTGAGCTTTTCTGCTTTCTGGTGTAAAGCGTCATTCCTCTTTCTTTACGCAGATTTCTCCACTCTTCTCTTGTCATTTCTTACCTCAGCTTGTCTCTCAATTCCGGAGGCACGCAGCCGGAAAGCATGAGTTCTTCCGTGCCCGGCTTCCTGTCCTCAAATTCACTGGCGTACTTTTCCTTCCCGGCAGCATCCACCTTGCGCATCCCGCGGGATCGATTCTGCTTCATGGCTTCTTTTATGCGTCTTCCCTGTTTGCTTTCCATGGCTCACCATCAGAAGGGAATGTCTTCGCCTTGATTGCCCGCCGGAAATGGAACATTTCCTTGTCCTAATGGAAGGTTTTCCTGCTCCATTGGCGGCTTCTCCGGTCTGGCTTCTCCAAACTGTTCGAAGTCTCCGTGGTTTCCTCCCTGCTGTCCGCCGGAGTACTGGCCATTTCCATAGGACTGCCCATTGTTTGAAGGAGCCTGCAGCTGTCTGCAGATGGTTTCTGCCACCACTTCGGTAACATATCTCTTTGTGCCATCCTGGGCGTCGTAGGATCGGGTTGAAATGCGGCCAGCCACGAAGACGCGGCTTTCTTTCTTGAGCTCACTCCTCACGGCTTCCGCCAGCGGTCCCCATGCCACGATGTTTATCCAGTCTGTGAGCTCTCTCTGCTCTCCCTGGGGCGTGGTGTAGATACGGCTCACCGCAATGGAGAAAGACGCTACCGCCTTTCCCGTTTTAGTAGCACGAATGATGGGATCTCTCCCCAGGTTCCCTAAAAGCTGTACTGCATTCATTTCATTTTCCCCCCTGCCATGATAAGACTTCCATCAGATTCGCCAGATTGGTCCTTCTTGATTTCGTAGGCTTCAGTATGCGGCCTCCCAGTTTTTCACTGCCATTGCCGTAGATGTACATGAGGGCGATGGCGGCCAGTCTGGCATTGGAAATATTCTTTTCCCTTTCCGCCGCGTCCTGCACTTTGATTTGTGATTCTTCTCTTTCAATGTTCATCTCTTCATCTCCTTTTTCTAAATCCTAAGCGGATAGCCTCTCCCCACGTCCTGCCGGATCATGGTGTAGGTCTGGTATGGGTAGCCTTCCTTTCCGAAGGTGTCCCTCTGGCTGTCTTTGATGATTTCATAGCCTTTGAAAGGCTTTGGGTTTTCTGACCACCATCCGGCATAGATGATTTCTACTTTTTCCTTTGGTTTTCTCAGGTTACGGCTGGTGGAGTACCGGTGCTTGAAGATGGGTTCTCCTTTCCCCCTGCCTTCCACTCCGTTCTTCACGATGTAGGCGGCAAGCTGATGCCATTCGTGGGAACGATCAAGGTGTCGGATGTTCACCCGGGGAAACGGGCAGGCTGCGGTGCCCACGGTGTCCTGCCATGCTTTCTCTATGGCTGCCTCCGCTCCGTCGAAGTCCTTGTTCAGAACCATGTGCAGATGAATTCCACCTTTGGCCCCGATGGATCCTGTCTTGATACTTTTCACTTCTTTTTCATGCTTCCTGTAGATTCGCTTCACTCTACGCATGAAACGGTCCACGTCCTTCCTCACCTTTTCTGCTGACTTTCTTGTCTTGGCCGGATAGGTGAAGGTACACCACAGGTCATCGGGATTGAAGTTCTCCTCCAGCAGACCATATACTTTTCTCTCTGCCCTCTTGTTCTGCCAGCGCATGACCTTTTCTTCTGTGGGATGGATTCTCACTCTGTGCTGGTCCTTTGTCCCTATCCTCCCTGATATGTATTTATCAATCGTGATGGTAGGTCCTGCTATCATTGTCTTTTTCACGTAAGCAGGTCCTTTTTTGTAATTCGTACTACGTTTCCGCATCCCTGCACCCCTCAGACGATTCTTTTCGATGGTTCTTCATTTTCTCCGATGGCTCCGCAGTATATTTATGCAGAATGTCCTGAAAATGAATACCTTTAACGAGGACGCCAAGACGCCGCATACTTCATTTTTTTCGGCCCGGCGTCATGGCTTTTTTATTCTTTTGTTCGGGGTGCGTTAGTGCTATACTATATATAGTGTTGTAGGGTTACACCCCTTTGGGCCCGCGCTTACCAGAGCGCCGGGCCCTTTTTATATCTGTACCGGCATGCATAGTATCCTCCGGTCCAGTGTCCATACCTGCATTTTTCGCAGTGCCGATAGCACACGTTGCCATCTTTCAGCGGGCAGCGTACTCCGCCTCGTATTCCCTGGAAGCAGATACGGCAGATGAGCTCATCCTTTCCGGATGGCACCACCGCATCCAGGTCTGCCAGAATGGGCTGTTTCTTTCCTGCCCGAAGCCAGACGACTCCTGTTTCCTCTTCGACCCCCTGGATGGTGATCCCTCTTCCGGTGTTGGCGATGAATCTTCCTTTCTCCCCTGTCCACTGTATGGCGTCCACCGCCATGATGCGCATGTCCTTCAAGGTGTTTCTGATTTCCACTTTTTCCGGAAGGACTTTCCCATTCCTGCCAATGACTGTGATAGTCTTTAGAATGCGGCCCACTTCGGCTTTTTCGGCAGGCATCCGTTCCGCTTTTTCTTTTCCATTTCTTCTTCGGCTACCCGGTAGAGCTCTTCCAGCTCTTCCCTGTGCTCGTTTCGCCATTTCTCCACCTCCCCGCAGGAAAGGTAGGACAGGAATTTCGCTTTTAATTCCTTTCTTTCCTTCCTGGATGCGCTGTGCACCCTGTCATGCAGCTGGAAAGAAAGAAGGATCAGGTTATCTTCCCTGTCTCCGCCTCCGTGGGATCTCCATTCCACATGGTGAATCTGCCCGCCGTAGGACGGCGGGAGTTCTCCGATGATATTGAAATATTCCCTGGCCCGGGAGATGTGTCCTTCCCTGTCCCGCACCAGGGCTTTCAGTTTTTCATAATTATTCTTTGAAAGCTTGAATCTCCACAAACCGGCTCCTCCCATCCCGCATCATTCAGGCCCGCCCCTCCAGATGGAGCTTTACCAGGCCTTTTCTTTCTGCATACGCTTCCAGGTCTTTCTCTGCTTCTTCCGGAGTCATCCTTCTGGGCAGGGAGTTGATGGTTCTCCATTTTCCTTCTTTGGTCTTGCAGCTCCCCCGGTAATAGGCTTCGCCTCCTCTGAACCATTCCTTCACCACATACCTTTTGCCATTGTCCTCTTTCCACATCTGATAAAACGGACTTCTCATGCTTCCTTCATTCCCTTCAGAAATTTATTGATGAAATACTGCTGTCCCTTGCCGGTCACCTTCACGGTCTTGGTTACCACGTTCACGCCGTCGCCATTGATGTAGGTGCCTTCCTTGATTTTGAAAAGGCCCATTTCCATAGCTTTCTGTGTAGGCATGTTGCAGGAAGAGCCCTGCTTGACCAGGTATCCTTCCTCCCGCATCCATGTGAAGAGCCGGTTCTGTCCGATGTTGACTCCGTTTCCCCTGAGAATCTTTGCCAGCTCTCCAATGAGGATGGTGGAGTGGGAAGCAGAGACGGCATCCGCAAAGATGGCCTTCGGCCTCATCTGTTCTTTATCCGCCTCCAGCGCTTCGATTCTTTCCTTCTGCCGTGCGATGGTCTTCCTTCCGATTTCCAGTGCCCTTGCCATGATTTCTTCATCGCTCATGTTACTGGCCGCCGGAATGAAACCTCCTGTCTTCCGGATAGCCGGAAGCACTTCGCTGGTCACCCAGTGCTTAAACTTCTTCGCCGTAGGCAGCTTGCTGGAGAGGATGAGACTGTAGAGTCCACTTTCATTGATGAGGATAACTTTCTGCATTCCTCCAGGGGTCATCATTTCGGTGACCCCTTTGTCCTCTTCATCAACATGCTTAGATACGGCATTTGCAAGTGACTTTCCTGCTCCATATCCCAATGCTTCAGCAACATCTTTCCCCACAAACCACGGGTTCCCATTCACAGAGACTGCGCGTACCTTTCCAAATTCCGGATTATCAAAAATCCGGAGAATACTCTTTGTGCTTTCCATGTTGTCCTCCTATCTGAAACTGGATGTTTCTACTACCAAAAGGAAATCAATGGGGAGCCTGATGGCTCAGGCCCTCCCTTCATTTTCTTTTGGTGGCTCTTCATGTCTTATCCGGAGTTCCCTTGTTATCAGCTCCTCTGAGTACGTCCGGTTCTGATTCGATGATTTTCAGCACATGAATCCCGACTTCGGCTTCCAAATACCCTATTGCATCCCTTAGGCTTTCGAATGCCTTGTGAAACAAAAGTTTTTCCCATTTCGGCTTTCCCTTTTTCTCTCCGCGAATGTACGGAGGCACCTGGAAGACTTGGAACCTTCCCCCTTCCAGCTCATTACATTTTTTCGCGGTCAGCAGGTCCGGATCTTTCCAGATCTCTGCCATGGATTCTTCCATATCTCTTTTTATCATCCAACCCGGTTTCGGTGTGTGAAGCAGTACCAGGTAATATTCCTTACCTGTCATGGCTCTTACCTTCAGCAAGAGTATCTTCCTATTCTCGATTTCTACGATTCCCATGTTGTCTCCTTGCTGCCGCTCCCCAGCGGATGGAGCAGTCCCGGTGGCAGGGACGTATCTTTCCATCCTGCCATGAGGGCCGCGCCAGGCATTCTTCACCCGGCTCTATCTCTTTTCCGCAGAAGCAGCATATGTATGGGTTCTTCTTACTTTCTTTTCTCATTGGGTTCTTCTTCGTGATATAATTGAATAAAACAATTTTCTTGTTTTAGGCTCTGACGTCTGGTACACGTCAGAGCTCTTTTCTTTTATGCAAAATAGCTCTCGTCTGCTTCGGCGTATTCGATTTCGGAGAGTTTCCCGACGCACTCGCAGTCGTTACAGTTGAGGAGGAGCACCCAGACTCCCCCGCCGTACTGATTGACCAGGGCGAAACGATACATTTGGTTATTTCCCTGGGCGTTGTACGTCCTGGCGTCTGATTTCAGGGTTTGGTCCCAGTCCAGGAGCTTTTCCTTCAGTTTTTCTTCATTCATTCCACTCCTCCTTACCCAGGCGTCCTTTTGAAATGATTCGCTTCACCATGTCCAGGGCCGACATGTCTCTAAAGCGGACTATCTTTTCACTCCCGCCGACATAGTAGATGGTGGCGGCCTCCATGACATTGTCCACTCCGTAGGCAGGAGTGATGTCAGTCACCTTGGCGCCGGATTCATAGCACATCTGCAGGATATGGTGTATGCAGTTTTCCTTCTTCCGGTTCTCAGCGGCAATGAGTGCATCCTGTTCTTCTGTCATTACAGCTCCCTCGCCGCCTTTACTCTTATCACCAGCTCCGTCCCCGGCTGCAGGTGGCCCGGATCTGAAATCCGGTTGTCCTGCATCACCTGCCATGTGAGCTTACTCATATCCTCCTTGTCCGTGGCCACTTTGGCCACGATGCCCCATAGCGTGTCGCCTTCTTCTACGGTGGCCCGGTACTCCACCAGTTCTGTGTCCAGGCTGTCTCTGTAGCAGCCATAGCCTACGGCTCCGGCGGCCAGGAGGCCGCAGAGTATGCATCCGATGCGCACCCAGCGTATCCTTTTGATTAAAGGTCTCATGGTTCTCACTCCTTAGCCTTTACTTTTTTACTTTTACTGTCGCTATACTTCTCTGCCCCTCATTCACTCCTTGGTATAATGTGGTTGGTGTTGTTTCAGTGAAAGGAGGTGAATAAGCATGAAAAGAAACTTGGACTTAATGCGAGATATACTTCTCTTTGTTGAAAATTCTGATAAGCCTTTACTTCTTGAATCAGATATGGCTTCGTTGTGGCCTTCCCAAAGTGAGCTAGCCTACAATGTCTATCTGCTGGTTGATGCAGGGTTCCTGGATGCAGAAAAGATACTCCGATTAGGTTCCATTGTTGAACCCCTCCCAAGTTATAGGATTTATCATCTGACTTCCCTTGGCTGTGATTATTTGGACTCAGTAAGAAGCCAATCTGTTTGGGAACAAACCAAGAATAAGTTGAAAGAAAGCGGCACCGGCGCCACGCTGCAGGTTATCAGTGAAATCGCATCGGGGATTATTCTTTCCCTCGTTGAATCTCACCTTCCGCGATGAGTACGGATTGAAATGCATCCTCCAGTTTCTGATAGGCCGCACCAAGTTCTTTGTGGTCTGCAGTCCTAACACCTTTTAACTCTTCCATCAGTGAGAACTGCGCATTCAGAAGAGCTCTCATCCTCATCTGGCTTAGCAGTGTCTCCACTTTGCTATGGCTTTGCGCGGCTTCTTCAACCACGATAGTATCTTTTGACGCCCCGGTGTCCTGCTCCAACAGGATGCCGGGGCTTTCATGTCTACGCCCGGATGCCAGGGTAAATCCGGAGGTATTCCGCATCACTCTGACTGCCACGTCCAGCGGCTCCCGCTTAACATGGGTTTCTCTCAGCTTCTCTTTTCCTTTGATGAGCTTCATGGTCAATCCATCGCTTTCCTTGTAGTCCATGCGGATTTGGAAATCTCCTCCGCCGGCGAAACCCTGCTCCAGGTAGGTGGAAAGGATGAGGTTCCATCCTGCCAGCTCGCCCATGCTTTTGGGTCTCAGAGTAACTGTCATGCGCCTGTCTGTCATATTGGCCGTCCTTTCTTTATCTTCTCGAATTCTCTCCGCAGAACCGCCTGCGGGCCCTCTCCCGCATCCTCCAGCGGAGATTATGGCCCCGGGGCTTGCGGTAGAGGCCGATGAAGAGGATGGCGGTGAATTTCGATGCCGCCTTATCCACGTCCTCCGCCTCCTTGACGGACTTGATTCCGAAGAAAGGGCCCATGAGGAGCCCGTATTTTTTCTTTCTCCTCAGCGCGATGACTGACTTATGCTTCATCTAGGCCTCCCTCGTTTTTCAGCAAGTCCTTTCTTCCGGCTGCACCGTATTCTGCTGCATCCAGTTTTTAATCTGCCATCCGCAGAACTGCATCCGACCGCCTACAATGACGTAGGGGATTTCATGCTTCCGCGCCATCTTTCTGATGGTGTCAGCGGACAGCCGAAGGACAAGCCCCAGCTGATACGCCGAATAGAGCTGCTCAGGATTTAAGATTCTCTGTCTCATCTTTCTTTACCTCCTTCTTTAGTTCAATTTATTGAACTTTGAGGGTAAAAAAATATTCATCCAATTTTTTCGGGGAGATATTGAGGAGCCTAGACGCCCTCAGAATCTCCGGCTGGGTGAACGGAACCTTATCGTTTAATTTCAAAGACAACGTACGCTCCGATACTCCCAGACTTTTGGCAAACTTCCCACGGGTCCCGTATTTCTCTACAATCAGTCCAGTAAGTTTAGCATAATCAAATGGCATTCCTTTCACCTCCTTTTATGAAGTTCAACTATTTGAACTAAATACAGTATAATCTCTCTTTCGCTTGAAATCAATACTTTTGTTCAACTTTTTTTGCTTATGACTTCAAGCTCTTGAACTATTATTCAAATAAGCATATAATGAAGAAAATTCAAAAGGAGGAGCCCGACAACATGAAAAGAGAATCTACATCCACACGTTTGAAGCAATTAATGGAAATAAAGAATCTTCGACAGGCTGATATTGTAGAGAAAACAAAATTAGGCAAATCAGCAATTAGCCAATATGTTTCTGGGAAAGTAACGCCCAAGCAAGACAAAATCTATATAATAGCTAGCGCATACGATATATCTCCATCTTGGCTTATGGGATACGATGTCCCATCGAGGGATATTCTCATCGATGGCAAGGCGAAGCCCGCCACTAACATTCCTATTTATGAAATTCCAGTTGTTGGCAAGGTAGTAGCAGGCACGCCCATTGATGCCATCGAAAACATTACCGACTATATCCGTGTCACCAATCCCGCTGCAGCCGATGGAAGCTATTATGCCCTCCACGTCACGGGAGCCAGTATGGAACCGGAAATGAGAGAAGGCGACCTTGTAATAGTTCATAAGCAAGACTACTTCGATAATGGAGACATCTGTATCGTTCTGGTTAATGGATATGAAGCCACTGTGAAAAAAGTGCAGAAGAATGAGAGCGGTATCACTCTTATCGGATTCAATTCTGTTGTTTATCCTCCGCATTTTTATAATGCCCATGAAGTTAAATCACTTCCCGTCCGTGTTATTGGTAAAGTTGAAGAAGTCCGCCGAAAATACTGAGTTTTCTGAGTTTCTTGTCATTAAGCATGGCTAAATAGTCAAAAATCCATCTTTATAGAAGGAGTGAAATAATGATGAATCTTAATCAATACAAGGTAAAAACGAGATATTTACCAACTAAACGTTTAAGAACAATATCTTTATGGGCTCTAACTGAAGATGATGCGCGTAGAAGACTTTCAGAGGAACCTCAGTTTGCTGACTATTCTGAAATTAAAAGCATTACCCTTTCTCCCAGCGATAAGCCTTTTCCTGATAAAGTCAATTATGCTATTAGCCTTGGCATAAAAGTAACGCCTGATATGAGTAATGATGATGTGTCTGCTCTGATTTCTCGAAGACTTGATGATAAAAGAGAGCCAAATAGTGGCTTAAAGGACTTTGCGACTTCTCACTATATACCATATTCTTTATATATCGGAAAAAAGTCTTTATACAATAAGGTTTTTTACAATCTTGATACCAGTGGAAGAATTGCATTCTTTATCTTTTCTGTTTATCGGTATCTTTCAAATGATAGAGAAGCGAATCTAGACAAATCTCCTTATCGTAATCTTTTTTATCAAAAAGCCTATGAGTGGAAAGATAATGCGCCTATTGTTAAATCATTGGATTCCAATTATAACGGGGAAGACCTTCGTTTTTTTGGAACAATAAGCTTCCCCGGCGGGCGTAGCGCATATGGTGGCAGCCGCAGTACCTTAATTTATAAAAAGACTGTGCAATTTCTTCTTGATGAAAGACTCATCTCAGAAATGGATACCCATAGGGTATTTTCTCCAATAAACGAAAAAAATAAACCTACTCTTTCTAGTACAATGGTGCAACCTGTAAATGATACTTCTAGTACTATTCTTCCTTCTCCATACTCCATTAGTCCAAAATCAAATATGAGTCCTAGTTCAAATAATCCCAAAAGTCATCGAAAGCTTTTTATAATACTCGGTATTATTTTTATCATTCTTCTAATTGCTTTATGAGGTGTATCACTACCTGGACTTCCGCCTCTCCTCAAAAGCACCCCGGGTTGAAAAAGATTCAGGAATATCCTCTTTGTAAATTTCAGACGTTTCTAATAAAAGTCGCTTCGAGCTCCTCGAACGCACCTTTTCAACCGTTCGGCTTTTCCGAACAGTTAAAAATAGTTCTTCGGGATTTCCGGCAGGCTGGTGTGATACCATTTTGCGGACGCCCGCGAAATGTCCATTTCTGGAACTTAGCAGCTGTTAAGTCTTGGATTTTATGGTTTTTGAGAATTATGGATACAATATTTTTCATTGACGAAATGACTTTTATGTCCTATAATAGCTGTACGATTTAAAAACCATACGGTTTTTGTAGGACGCGAGTCATTTAGACAAGCGTCCAATTTTTTTGCCTAAAAATTCCTTCCCATAACCTGTCGGCATTAGGGATAGGCTTATCGAATCAGTGTTTCCTTTAAGAAGGTGCATCTTTATGGTAAATAGACCGAAGCCAAAACTCTCTTATAGTCAGCAAATAGACCACTTGAAGCAAAAGGGTGTGCAATTTACTGAAATGTCTGAGGACGAGGCTCTTCATTATTTACAGTACAATAATGATTTCTTCAAATTAAAGTCCTATCGTAAAAATTTTAACAAAGATATATCCAGGGATAAATATGTCCATTTGGATTTTGCGTATTTAATTGACCTGGCAATTATTGATACCCGGTTACGTATGATTATTGCGGAATTATCTTTAAACATTGAGCATTTCTCTAAGGTGAATCTCTTGCAAAAAGTCACATCAAATCAGGATGAGGACGGATATAGCATTGTCGACGATTATATTAATAGCCTTTCTGCTGATAACCTAAACACTCTTAGAGATGAATTGCGTAAAAGTTTGAATAGCCCTTATTGCCATGATTTATACAATGCTTATAGAAATCATATGCCTGTTTGGGTTTTTGTTGAATTAATATCATTTGGTTCATATATATATTTTTATCTATTCTGCGCTAATCGTTTCCAAAATCAGTATATGCGAGATACAGCTTACCTTCTTAAGAAAGTAAAAACCATTCGAAATGCAGCCGCTCATAATAATTGCATCATCAATGATTTAAAAAGGAAAGATAATTCTCACCGCCCCAGCCGTCTCGTTCAAAATGCCTTAAGTGATTTAGGAATATCACGTACAACGCAAAGAAATAAACTCAGAAATGAGGCAATCGAACAAATTGTTACATGTATTTACACGCATAAAATTCTTGTTTCCAGTCCTGGCGTTCAGAAGCATATGTCTTATATTTTAGATGAATTCAAAAATCGGCTATACCGCGAATACGATTATACAGATAATACGGTCATAAAAAGTGTCTTTGATTTCTTAATTGTTATTATTGAAAACTGGTTCCCTCTTAAAAAGAAAAATTGACAAATTGCATCTTTGCCATTATAATGAAGTCACAACAAAAAATGCTTACGCATTTTGCGGGAACGACTTCAGAAATGATGTCGTTCCCATTTTTTATGCTTTCATTGACAAAACTGCCAATGTCAGATACCATGTATATGCATTCAATCCTATATCTTGATATCCATCCCTTGGCAGTAAGCTTCTCTATATATCCAGAGAGAGCCGACCCCAAGGGATTTTTATTGTGAAAAGAGGTTTTTTAAAGTGATAGAGCCGCCGGAAATACTGATTTCTCATTTCCTTCTCATAAAAATCTGTTCAAGCTTCTGGAAGGGAAGAATTCAGCCTGTCGGGATTTCCAAACAGTTCAAAATAGTTTTTCCTATTTTTCCTATGATTTCCTAAATCATCTAATCGCGAAAAATCAGTTTAGTATAATTGGGTTTTGTCAAGGAAAAGTTATCTGTCAAAATTCTGCAGTTATTGAGCTCATTATCATAATTTTTTCCTTTTCTGCCTGCTTGAAACGATTTGCCGACATAGGCAAAACATCAACTGTGCAATTCCTTGCAGATTTACACAGTAAAGAATCCATCTGTGTAAATTTCCAATTTTTTGCACAATAAAAAGCCCCATCCATACCGTCGTATGTATGAGGCTGGTGACCGCAGGCTCTGCAAAGCTTTGCGGTCGGTTGTAATCTATTTCCCAGCAAAGGCTGATTACTCTACTATTATAGCAAATCAGCCCCGAATTTACTAAAGGAGCTGATTTTTATGTTACAGAAAAAAGGTAAAATCTGGTATGTCGTCTTGAACTATAAAGAAGGGAATAAATGGAAAAAGAAATGGATTTCCACCGGCACCCCTTCCGCCAGGGAAGCGAAACGGATTGAAAAGGATATCGAATACAAGGCCATCGAAGGCATTATCAAAGTAAAAGCGGAAAAAGACATCCCCACCCTGCGTGCTTTCTTCGACCAATGGATGGATGTCTGCGTCAAGCCGCCAAGCCGAAAGCCCGCCACCTATGAAAACTATAAATATGTTTCCAATAAGATATGCCGCTCCCTGGGCAACATGAAAGTGAACCGGATTACTCCTGAAATCCTTGAAAAGTATATCAAAGAAGAACTGGCCGCCGGAACGTCCCACACCTGCATCCGGCTTGAATACAGGGTACTGAAAGTAGCACTGAAGTCAGCAGTCCGATGGAAACTGATTGCAGTCAATCCCTGCGAAGCCGTGGATCCACCATCTCCCACCCCGTCCCCCGCCAAAGTGGCCACCATCGACGAAGTGCAGCAGCTTCTTGACATCACATCCAAAGACAGCGTCCCCATCAACCACCTTGTCATCTGCCTTGGCGCCTTGGCCGGCCTTCGCCGTGGAGAGATGTGCGCCCTGGAATGGGCAGATGTGGACCTGGACGCCAATATCCTTTACATCCGGCACAGCATGAGCCGTAAAGACAACGACATCCTTGCAGGCGGCACCTACTACAAGGTTTTCCACGGACAGAAATCCTCCCTGGTAATTGATAAAGTAAAAACTGACGCATCCGCCGCCCCCATCTGCATCCCCTCCATAGTCTCCGACGCCCTGCACCGCATGAAACTCTGGCAGAACAAAAACCGCATCCTCCTTGGCCAGTGCTACAAGGATAATGACCTTGTCTTCTGCCACGAAGATGGCAGCCCATGCGAACCAAGCTATATTTACCACTGCTTCCAGAAACTCCTCAAAGCAAATAACTTCCCCCACCTCAGAGTCCACGACCTCCGCCACACAGCCGCCACCCTGCTCCTTGCCCAGGGAGTTGATATAAAACTGGTAAGCCACCAGCTCCGCCACAGCGATGTCTCAATTACCCAGAACCTCTATGAACACGTCACCGAAAAACTGGCCCGAACCAGCGCCGACGCCATGGACGACCTTTTCCGTAAAGCAAAGTAAAAAAGGGAAGGGTTTCTACCAAACTTCTACCAAATTTCTACCAAATGGGTCCAAAATTCATTGCGACGAACACGGAGCCATAACAAAAAAGTCAGTAATTATCGGTATTCTGAGTTCTGCTAAATTTTATTGAATTGCTATCGATATGACTACGAATCAAGGTGTCGGGAGTTCGAATCTCTCTTGGGTCACCAGCAATGAAGACAGCGGATTCCGCTGTCTTTTTTCGTGCGCAAAAAAGGATTTTTCTTTTTCCTGCATTCCATAAAAAAC